AGCAAGATAGTTCTTTTCTATCTCTTTATATACATCTCTCTTTATTTCTTCTCTTCTCAAAAGTAAGACACATCACTTAATCCGAGGAAATCACCTCAGATTTTACACCTTTTTTGTTAGCCTTTTGGTGATAGCGAAATTAGTGGTAGTGGAAATTCCACTATTATGTTTTACCGTAACTAATTGTCACCTACGACCTTGGAAGCATTACAAGAGTTCGCTTTCTCTTATCCGCTCCCGGTGTACGGACTATGGCGTATCTCCCTGGTTCCCTGGTCATGAGGGTTTTAACACATTGCTTGAGTAGATGTTTGTCTATTCCGAGATGGCCTTTTAAAGTCTCAAAGGTTGCCTTATGGTCCTGTCTAGCCTGAAGGTATTTCTCGATCTTCTCAGCTCTGGATAGCTCAGTCTTTCCGGGCTCTTTGTGTCTCAGATCGTTAATAATTCTGAGTAGGATAACCTCATTCTCTGCCTGAGTGTCTTGCGTGGCTTCCAAGGCTGAGTCTTTAGCTTCTAGTTTGGCAACCGTGGCCTTGAGATCCTGCACCTCATCCTTCAAGGGCTGGATGGCTCTGGTAATGATATCCTCAAGCTCCGTTGCTGTGATTGTGAAGAAAAGAGGCTCTTCTGAAGGCTGTGCAAATTCGCTTTCGGGCGATGTTACCCCAAAGCTTTTTAAGTTAGTCGGTACTACTTCTATCAAGTCTATCAAGCTCCCTTCGTGGGAATCCTGGTTAGGTGCGTCCAACACCTGAACCAGAAACCATTTTTTGATTTACTATTATCAGGCATGATTTATTTCTTTGGAGATAAACTTTGCTTTTTTGCTATGCGGCTCTTTAGTACCCTTAATACCTTTAAGGCTGTTAAGAGGAAGGCCCCGGAGGGGAAGAAGTAAAGAACCCCCCGGTGCGCTGCTGCTCTTAATTCTTTCATCTCTTCATGTAACGGGGATCTTCTCTATGGCCGTGACTATGGACATGATCTTATCGCGGCTCTCGCGCAAGGTAGCTTCGGCCTCTTTCGCCGTGTTCATATCCTCCCTAATTTGGCCTTCGACCTTCGCGTACCCAGGCTCGCGCACTAGATCGCCAGGAAGCCAGGAAGTACGGCAAGTGTTATCGTATTTGCCCTCGCCCCTGGTTTGCTTGAACGCATCCCACGCCATGACAGGGCCGGAGCGTACGGTTTCGTATGCGTTCTTTCCTAACTCGTTAAGTTGATCGAGGTTAATGATGCCGAATTTCTCATACTCTGTGTTGATCTCAGCAAGAGCCTCATCTATTCGCGAGATTTGGGTTTCAACTTCGGTGATCTCTGCATTGAGTTTGGCTAGAGGTTCGCCGCTGTCTACCTTGATCTTACCGTCTCTTGAGACATGGCTATGCTTCATCGTCTCAGCTCTCAAGGCTTGAATCTTCGAGGTTAAACGCTCGCGTTTTTGGGAAATATCGCTTTCTACTGACATTGTATATATCACTCCTTATTTAATCATTCCTGAAGCGTACTGCTCAAGTATAGTGTCTCTCGCTGCTGAATATTCATCCGGGGACATCCCCGCGAGTTCGCCGCGAGTGTATATTCTGTCTGGCGTTGCCGCCGCTGCTTTTTCAAAGGTGGTCTTGCATTGGCAATCGGGATGTAAATGAGCCACAGCACACCCATTACTGAAATTGCTACCTAGCGGAACACTCTCGCCGTTCATGGATGCACATTTTTTACAACAGCTATCGCCGCCGCTGGCGTTCCAAACCTTTGTGCCCATGCCTGTCTGTTGTGCTGTTTCAAGATCACCAAACTCTTGTGCCTGGTGAGTCTCGTTATCGAAGATCAAACCAAGCCGTTGCTTATCTATTCCTGAGCTGGACATCGCCTTAAGGAATCCTTCTTTACTGTCGAAGTTCAGAGCCAGGGCTAATCGCATTGCTGCGATCTCTTTTTCAGGCAAATTGTCTATTTTCTTAAGACCATTCACAAGAAAATATTTTAATGCTGGATTACGTATCATGCAAACTCCATTGCCTCTAAATCGTTATCTGTAGCCTTTACAATGTCAGTATATTTGAACAAAGAATTTTCATCCTCTAAGAAACTGCAATGGTACTCTTGCTCAAACCAAGGGTTCAAAAGTTTCTCTTCATCAATGAACTCTTTCGATATGCGCGGGCACATTTCGACCGGGATTTCGTAGCTTTCCCACATATCCTGTTGCTCGTCCCAGATTTTGAAGAAATGGCCGCGCTTGCCGAAAGGAGTAGACATCAGGATATGCCGACCGCCGCTAACTGCCAACATTGGCCTTGTGGAGGCGTACAGCCCGTCTATCACCCGAGAGGCTTCGTCTTCCAAAAGCAGAGTGACCGCCGAGAAGCTTCTTGCAGCCCGCTCGCTGCCAGGTCTAGCGATGAATCTGTTGCCGTTGGCAAACCGGATGGCAAGCTTTGTGTCGGTGTCTAAGTAATGGCTAGGAAGTTCAACCGCCTCCCGGTACTCGTTGAACTTGAGCATCAACTCTGCACTCTGGTCTTGAGAAGGTGCGATCACCAAACCAAAACTAGGTGTCCTATAAATCGATTCGTGTAACCCTAAACAAGCCGTGATGGTACTCTTGCCGGATTGCCTTGAACAGTTTAAAATAATTCTTTTCGAACGGCTCCGAAGGAAATCTCTCTGCCAGGTGTCCAAGCGTAGACCTAAGACCTCCCCGGCCCATACGGCGGGATCAACAGCATAGAGGATATCATCAGCTAGAGCCATCAGTTTTGACCTCTGTGGCTTTCGATAGCTGTAACCATCGCCGCCCGCGCTTCGGGGTATGGGTCTAACGAAGTGAGAATCAAAGCTCTCAGGCTTTGCCATTCCGGGTTAAGGGCGAGGCTAATCGGTTCTTGTGGGATACCAGCCTCAATATCGTTAATAAGTTGGATCTGCTTTCTTATCTCTGTTAAGTATTGAGAAGGCGCACCATAAACGCGGGTGTCGGCTGCTTCGATAGCCAAATCAAGAATCTCCAAAGCCTTTTTTCTAGCCTCTCTCAATTGATCGAGCAGAGAATCAGCATTGATGATATTCTCAGCTTCAGTTGATACGGCGATCTCCTTACCTATGTGGGCTTTATGTCGGCTTACACTTTTGGGGCTACAGCCAACGATTTTGGCATAATTGGAAACACTCAGTTTGCCACTTAACAAGTCTTTGTCAAGGTCCTGATGGTTGGGGTATTTGCAGCATTTACACCGTGACTGATGAGCGCCCGAATTTGGGACGCTTGCGGACGCTTGGACGCTTGGTGACTCACCCTTAATCTCTTCCGACCGCGCATTTTTAGTGGCGGATCTCATCGTTTCTAGTATCTCGTCGGCATCGGTTTCAGGCTCGATTAAGTGGCGGTCGTGGTGCCGTTCAAGCGTCCCTTCGTCAACCTTGAACCGCCGGGCAAGTCCTTTGATCGTAGCACCGGTCGAAGCCATTTCCCTTAAGTGGCGGTCTATCTCAGCCCTTGCCGGGCATTTACAGATAGGACAAGGTGGTATCATTTATCCGCTCGGATTGGACGCTTGGGTGACGCTTACGGACGCTTGGGTTTGCTGATGCTCCTTTTCAGCCTCTGCTCTTCTTTGCCAGGGTCCGGGTCCGAGGTGGTCATGTATCCTATTCTTTTAGGGTTGTGTATGCGTGATCCATTGGGGCCATCTCGGCTTGCGAACGGCGTTCATACGTTTCAAGTCCAAGATTTATCATTTTCCGGGTAACGTCGCTAATTGTGGTGGCCTTTATCGTTGCGATAGCCTGTAAGGTGTCGCCAAGGATATCAGAAACCCCGACCGACAAAATTCGTGAATTTCTTTTAATAGGTGCCATGAATCCTCAAATCCGTCTCTTAATCTATTTTACGAATAATTATCAAGCATAGCTTACACATTCTTGGTATATATTTATTTTCCACCGATTTATTAAAAAGTACATATTAAGATTTGAAAGAGTAATCATATTAAGATATCAAAGAGAGTTGAAGCGGGTGTTGATTTCCGCGAGGGTAATTTAGCAAAAGTTTATACAGAGCTTGAAGGAGAGCCGCCAACATAGCCCAACGCTACTGATCCTATTAACCATTGGAAAGGGAGATCCGGCCCTTAAGCTCATTACAGAAATTATTTATTATGCTTTATGAAATTAAATCGAGGGAAAAAGCACGTACTAGCGAAATAGTTCTATGACATTTTTGATTAAAACTGTGTAGAATGTCATAGAACTAAATCGGGCCGTGGACACCAGAACGGCTTTATCCTCCCATTGCTAACATGATCCCATGAGCCCAAAGACCACAAACCCAAGAGATCCCAGGGTAGAAATAGCCCCGGACCTCTATAGAGCCCTATCAGCCGAAGCTATCTTGCAAGATATAACCCCAAAGGATCTTATCGCGAAGTGGATCATGGATAACCTGAGCCCTAAGACCCATGAGTTCATAGCCTCAGGGGATCATAGCCCCACGATCCAATTACCCCCTAAGACCATTGAGCCACAACAGCAGAAGAAGAAAGAAGGACGCTTAGTAGATGATTTACAAGCTATCGAGAAGATTGTGGAGTTGTGGAATAGCGGTAATAGGAACGGTGCTGAGATCGCCAGGGTAATAGGCTATCCAAGAGCCACAGTTAATGAACGCATAAGAAAGATGAAGGCAAAGGGAGATATCAAAGAATAGAAATCCTTTTTAATCAGTTTAACCCACTTAAAACACATGATGGATACTGTCAGATCCGAAGGGCGTGTCATTGGCTCAAAGGTCTCTGCCATAGAACTTGAGGAAATCAAAAAGTTGGTAGCCTCTGGCGTTTACTTGAACACCTCTGACTTTGTGAGAGATGCCGTTAGGGATAAGCTCACGGCCATCAAGACCATAAAATATCGCGATGTGGACTATGTGACCGCCAAAAAGGAAGTTATGGGATACTTCCAAGAGAGGGGCGAAGCGTTTCCCTCCGAGATCGAGGAAGACCTTGAGCTTGATTATAAGCTGATATGCCAGATCGTTGATGAGCTGAAACGAGAGGGACGTTTGGCGGTGCTTTGATGGATTGTTATGAGATAGGAGACTCTGTTCATGGCTACAGAATCCGAGCCGAGGCCCGGAAGATCAGCGATCCACACGTTATAGCCAAATCAGGAAGACATAAGGCTCAACGTGTGATCTTAACGGAGAACGCAGAGGCCATCATAGAAAGAAAGCTTGGATGGATTCCAGATAATGAGAGACGATAAAGAAAGAGCTGAATTGAACAAGATAGGTATTTCGCTAGAGGAATTTCGACAAGCTCAAGCCGATATTAGGGCGATCAAGGCCCGGTTAGAAATGCCTTAACCCGCCATCAAGGGCCGGGTTTTGAGTTAACAATTGTTATTATTATTTTCTTGTAAAATTTATAAAAATTGGCCAATTAGCTCAAACTTTTACTTTTTAGCATAAATTATAAAAATTGGTCAATTCTCAATCGTGTTACTCGACCTATTAGTTAGAAAAAGGTCGTTTCCTAACTCAGCTATTCCATAGTCTACAAGAATGGCCTAGTTTGATACTCCACACTCATACTTTACGGGTGGTGAACCATTTTTATAAAAATTTTTGCTTTAGAAATAGGTCGCTGCATAGCGATTGATACACCTATTGATTTTGCTTATAACTTCCTAAAGAGATGGCTTGATACGTGGCATAAAAAGCATACGAAATTGATTTTTCGTAATACTGAATTTCAGAAAAACGGGTGCGAAAAGGCAAGGATTACCAGCCCAAAAGTATATTTATAAAACTGTTTAGATGGTTGTACGTAGCCCTTGATATTTCTTATGTAACAAGATCGACCTTTTCACCTATGACCGCGTTACATAAGAAACGGCTTGATGCTATCGATCTTCGTTTAATAGCTATGCAGAGAGCCGATAAAGTAAAGGTTTTTGGAGATTTCAACCATTATGGAATATTTTGTTTAGAGAATAAAATTAAGATCACTCGGGTAACTTTTCAAGTGTAAGATTAATGCCAAAAATTAAGCTTCGGATTTGGGATTAAGTGTTGTTGGGCGGTTTTCTTAGAAGAGATAACATCCCTCCCTTCTTCCCAACCTCAATTTTAATCCAGCCTTCTTTTTCCAGTTCACTTAAAAGAGGGTCAAGCAACGCGAGCCTAACGCAAAGAGAATCGCGTACCCTATGTCTTTTCATCACGCCGCCGTGATCGTTAATCAGAGACAGTATTTGTTGACGCAAAGGCAAAGACAGATCCTTAATTCTCGCTGCCATGATGTACCCTACGTCGAGCTGATAGATAACAATTGTTATTTCGTTCGGCCCTCCCTCTCGGTTCTCTTCCTCAAAAGACCCTTCAGGACCGGATAGGGTTTGGTCGTAGTTGTCACCAAAATTTCATTTTCCCCAGTAAAAAAGTAGTGGAAATTCCACTACCACTATCTTACCAAAACGAAAGCAAGATAGTTCTTTTCTATCTCTTTATATACATCTCTCTTTATTTCTTCTCTTCTCAAAAGTAAGACACATCACTTAATCCGAGGAAATCACCTCAGATTTTACACCTTTTTTGTTAGCCTTTTG